GTCTGTTTCATCTCAAGGACATCCTGAAGGATACCTGCAGCCGTCATAGCTGAATGATCCCAGTGAATGCTCAGACGAACAAGATTTCTGTCAGGATGATTGACATAACTATAGATAGAATTAACATTCCGTGAATCTGTTTCACCAAATGCATAAGTAGTGTTGGTAAACAACATTGTTTCCAACTTCTCATTCACCCTACGGACAGCCATTTCAACAGATGTGGTATCCAGAGGATTACCAAGACTGCGTGATGCTGCCAATACCCTTGCATTGATCTCGAAATCAACGTGTATGATAGGTATTGGTAAATAATTGTGTTGGAACTTCGGTCTGTCACCTTTACTCCTTGTTATCCCATCCATCGTTACAGTAGCCTCCATACCGTCACTTACATCATGCCATTCGAGAACGGTTGTTCCCATAGCATTTCCAAGATTGTAAGTAAGTCCATTGGAAACTAAGTCATCAATACCTCCAAGACGATACCTTGAAGCAATCAGGAGAGCATCATCAAGTTGTTTCCACTCATCCCTGCGGAGAGTAGCATTAGCCTGAATAGCCTTTGTTACATAACTGGTCGGGGCATTTCTGTCACCACCTTTATATACTGTAACATAAGACGTATCAGTTTTCTCATCGTAAAATGGACGTGAAGCACCTGGGTCTAACCTGCCATTTCTCATCATCATAGCAGCAACATCCCCGATCACCTGTCCACCTGCACCTATCAAATCTACATTTGCGTTCATTATCTTTCCTCCTTTTCTTTAAATTATAATATACTAACTAAGATACGAGGATGATAATAAGTACCTCCGGCACTTGACTCCGATCCTTCCGGTAAGGAAGAAAGGTTTACAGCTTCCAATGCCACACCTACAATCTGATTGTAGTATATGTATGTGCTACTGTCGCCATATGCGTTTGTATGCTTCTGTAATCTGCCTTCACCATCAGATTCCAGCAGATCTCCGAAAGAAATATTCTGTTCATCTTTCAGGAGAGCATATACAATGTCACCTCTGTGTGCATACCATACCTGTGCCTTACTGCCACTTGCGATAGCGGTATCAATCCCTGCACCCTGAAGTTCATCTTCCAGTACAAACATGGCACTCTGTGTGCCGCTTGCTGTACTGTGTACCCTGCATGTGGTAGCATTTGAAAGTTCCACCAACATCCCAGGTAAAATAGAACCACTCGCAGTAAACTCTTTAATTACGTCTGAATGTTTCTCAATTTTAATCGTCTGATAAGCCATTTTTTTACCTCCTTATCTTACTTTTTAATTTCAACTCCGACAGGATATAATGGTTCTATCCCACCCGTATTAGACTGGACATTGGCGTTTACCGAATAGTCAACAACAACATCCTTCTTAACAGACTTTAGTACTCTCTCAAGCACATCCTCTGTCATAGCACTCAAAGTAGCATCATCCCATGTACCCTTCTCGGTATTGTCCTGTATGCCTTTGATAATAGTTTCACGTTTCTCTTTCCGCATCTTCTTTGCCCAAGCCAGATCAGCCTGATCCTCTGCGGAGAGTTTGTTCACTTCAACTGTCTTCTCAACGATCTTCTCAATTTCCTTCACCACTGGTGCAAGTTTATCAAGAGTACCTTCGTCCTGAGTCAGCAACCACTCCCTGTCTGTTTCGACAAACTTCGACTGCTCATTGGCAATCAGTGCGTTTATCTTTTCAAGACAACGAGGGCATTTAGTTTCATTACTCATTTTGTTTACCTCCTTGTTTTTAGTTATTGTTTTACTTACTTCAACCCCCGCATCCCCTTTCAGGGAAGATTGAATATCTTTATGCTTATCTTTTTTAGACAAGTCTTTTTCATCAACTTCTAGTTCTTCATCTTCTTTATCTTCACATGGTACAACCTTTACTTTATTTGCCCTTATGCCACAACCATCTGCAAGAGAACATGCACCCGTACCTGTAGGTAGTATTGCAAGATGATCAGGACGATGATTAGTGGCAACAGATTCATAAGATTCTCCATTCCAATCACCTTTTGTCGGTTCATCATCACTAAATACCCCTACACTAACCTCAAGAAGTTCCCCTGCCTGTACCTTTGCAAGAGTAGTAGGACATAAATTTCCAAGTTTTTCCTCATCCAACCAAACCTCTGCTTTAAGACTTTTTCCGTTTACACGAGTTCTGTAAACTCTTCCTATTGTACGAGCATCAATAATATCAGGATCATTAGCTGATACATTCTGCCCATCCACTTCAGGATGATCAATAACAACAGGTATCCCATTCCATGACTCAGGAAACTTACCTAACTCATCTATCTTATGAAGAAGTGGTCCATGACTACCATTATGCACTCCCTCCACCATCATTGTAACAGGAACTATAAGATGTTTCTTGCCAAGATGTTGTCTTTCTTTAGCCTGATAATCTTTGCTCTTTAGATAATAAACACCCATTATATTACCTGTCACTCCATTAGCCTGACGTATCGCTTTAGGAGCACATGACTTATCATCACCTCCATCAGCCAAACATTTTTCATATACAGAATTGGCAACATGCGCCCATTGACGAGAAGATTTTTCGTCAAGTCCACCTTTATGTTTTTTTGCATCTTCCGGATTCCACGGCATTTTAATTTCCTCCTATAATTTAATTATGTAATTCTTCTATGTAGGGCAGGGCAATGCAGCGGCATTGCGGGTGAAAAGGTATAAGTGCCTCTATATCAGACAGTTCAAATACCTTTCCTTCGAGTTCAAAGCATTTTTCACAAACTCTGGAATCACCTGCCGTCTTCCACTCGCCTAAAACTTTAATTCCCAATACTCCCCAATTACGATATTCCTGAATAGTTGCTATATGATGTGCCCTTATTATTTCCGTTCTTGCCAACATCATCGCCCTACGCATAGCAGGAATATACCTACCTAACTTATCTGTCATTCCTAAATCACCCATACCTGTGCCATTTATAGTGGCAACAAGTTTACGTGCAAGAAGTGCAGGACCATCACCATCTATCATTCCCTGTGCAAGTACCCTGCTTATCTGCATATCCATAGCATCAGTGATACCTTTCAGATCAGTGTAAGTTCTTGTAAATAAAACTCCAACCCTGTCCATATGAAAGATACTTGCATTCATAACTGCATTTATCCCTCCTGATGCCTCTATTGTCGGCACATTCATCCCTGCCTTACGCATCTCATCCCTTGCCCTCTGGACACCACGTTTATAGGAATCAAGGATATAAAGGTTCATCCATGCACTGTTAATCGCAGTACCAAACTGTTTTGCCTCACCTACCTGTACAATACCTGCCTCCACCTGTTTCTTTAACCATACCATAAATGCCTCTATCTTCTCTGAACTACTTGGATAAACAAATGCCCTATTTGGTGCAGGCAACATCTGAAATATGTTAATCTTAGGCTTTAACCCGAAGCAATCATTATCAACTATACTCTTCTTAACTACAATAGCAAGTTCCGTAAACCGTTTACGCATATCTCTTGAAAACGAATTTCTAAGTTGCGTTGTGTGCGTTGGATCATATTTTCTAACTTGCTGATATGTAATTACTTCTGTCATTTAGATTCTCTTGTGATCTTAGTTGTCGGTGGCTGTTGTCCCTTGGTAAACGGTGCAGGTGCGGGAGGTTCAGGCATCATCTCATCAAGTTCCTTAACAAGACTCTTTTGTTCCTCACTTATCCCTTCTGCATTCTTAGCATGAACAAGATCAATCTGCTCCTGAGATAATCCAAGACCAATCTCAAAAAATGCCTCCGGTGACATGAGTGATTCTGCAGACGGATTAGTAGTATACTCCCGTATTGCGTTAGCACGTGCCTTACCTATCTCCACCCTTTCCTTCTCACTTATTGAGAATAAGTCTAACCAGTCTATCATATAATCCTGTAAAGGTTCAGGTAATATCTTCAGTTCAATGAGCCTGTCAACAAATGGACGGACAATATGTGGTTCTGCATGGTCTTCCCTGCGACTCTGAACATAAGTCTTCCATTCACCTGTATCCTGTGTACTTGCCAGTTCCCCACGTTCACTGCCACTTAATATCCTCTTAGGAATACCCGTTACTGCACTTATACAGGTCAGTTGTACGTCAAGGTGATTGGCAGGATCGGCAATCTGTTGTGCCAGTGCCTTCAGGTCAACGCCTTCATTAACGAGTATCCTCCTGAGATTATGTTCATATTCATCAATCTGATCTTTCAGGTCATTCTTAGTCTCTTCTGTCATCGTATAGTCAGGATTGACCTGTCCCTGAAATCCAGGTCTCGCCCCTCTCCAGAACATCTCTGCATCACCACCAACTAACTTCTCAATATCCATCAACCTGTTAAAAACAGATTCAAGTCTTGGTGTACCATACACCTCCGACTCAAGGTTATCATCTGTAATATGAATAACCCTTGAATGATGAACCCTTACCGTTGAAGAACTGCCACTCGCTATATCTGCTACCTGTACGGTATAGATAAGAGGCATACCATATCTCTCGTTATTAGGATTATTCTCAAAAGTATCAATCTTCGCACTATCCTCTCCAAACGGTTTTATGTATAACAAATCCCTTTTACCACCATTTACCTGTTTCAGAAAACCTTCCTGACTGCTAACATCATCCAATCCGAGTAATAAGACACCATACCTGCCTATCCCTGTCAGCCTGTCAACTCTTGAGAGCATTGAACGAAGTTTAAGACGCTGGTTAAGATCATACCATGCCTGTTCAAACGGTGTCTTCTCGGCTTCCTGTGACTCTACAAGTTCCAACTGCCCCTGCCATGTTGCCTTTACAGGACGGTCAATAATAGCCTTTGCCATATCCTGCCGAATATATTGAGCAAGGAAATCCGGATAGTAAAGAATCAGTTTATACCCCAGTGCCTGATATAGATCCCTGTCACCCCCGTACTGATTACCAAGCCTTGCAGCAAGTCCTGCACGGGCAACTATCATGCTCGCCAGCGTCTGTATGTCCTCCCCGTTATTTCTTTCCATTGATAGTATCTGTATTAGTTACCCCTCTTACCGTACTAGAATAGTTATCCAACTGTTCTTCATCGACTTTATTTTGTGTAACCAGTTTATTGTTCTCATGCCATAGGAATAATGAAATACCTATAAGCACCGCAACAATAACCGCAACAATCCATCGTATAACTGTCCATTTAATGCTCGCATAAGTCTCCAACTTTTTTATTCGGTTATCAAAACCTTTTGGTAGTTCAGCAACCGACTCAAGATTGCTTATACGTTCCTCATGTTTAAACAACCTGATGCGTATATCAGCAATATCACTCTTTATATGCTTCATGTCATTGGTGATCTGCGTCTGCCCTTCTTCCAACTTTGATAGTGATGCCATTATCGGTTTGTAATGCTCTGCCACACCTGCAATAAATACCTTGATTATCTTATCATCAATATATTTCTCATGCTGGTCAAGTACTCGGCACAGGAGTTTATGGTCGGCAATCTTCATACCGTGCTTATCTGCACCATCATTGGCAAACTGCTCTTCTACAATAGCAAACGCCTGGTCGATAAAAGTAATCTCTTTACTTTGTTTTGCCATCTTTTTTATTTTTAAAGAAACTTTCCCAAAGAACATAGAAGAAGGCAACTACACAACAGACAACAATCGCCATGCCTGCTATTGCCCCGAATCCTAATTCCCCTTCCATTATTTTATCTTTTCAATTTGTATTTTTAAACTATCCTTTATTTGTGGTTTTTTTTTACTTCCAGATCATTCATCAGATCAATAATATCCTGCTTCGTCACCGATGAATCCTGTCCCATATGCTGAATAAATTTGCCTTTCAATGCCTCCTGTGATTTTCCTACTCTCTCCACTTTCCTGTTAAGTATCTCTACCTTAAAGATTATTGAATCATTCTGTTCTTTCAACGGCATCACAATCTCTTTTATATCATTCACATCTGACTTTAAAGAAGTTATGTTGTTATCGTTACCATTGACAGTAACAGCCACTTTCCAGATCACCCCTGCAAAGCCTACTACTGCCATGAAATAACCAATATACTTTAGAATGACTTTC